GGAAGGTGAACGCAAACCATGTATGTTTGTCTTGGATTCTCTTGGTATGCTTTCTACTGAAAAGGAAATTGATGATGCTTTGAATGAAAAGCAAGTCAGGGACATGACTAAATCTCAACTTGTCAAAGGTGCCTTTAGGATGTTAACCTTGAAATTGGGTCAAGCAAAAATTCCAATGATTGTCACTAACCATACATATGATGTTGTTGGTTCCTATGTTCCAACAAAAGAAATGAGTGGTGGATCTGGATTGAAGTATGCAGCATCTACAATCATTTATCTTTCTAAGAAGAAAGAAAAGGATGGGACAGAAGTTGTTGGTAACATTATCAAGTGCAAAACTCATAAATCTAGATTGAGTAAAGAGAATAAAGATGTTGAAGTTCGTCTTTACTATGATGATCGTGGACTAGATAAGTATTATGGATTGCTTGATCTGGCAGAAAAGTATGAAATCTTTAAGAAAGTGGGAACTAGGTATGAAGTAGGCGATGGCACTACTCAATTTGGAAAAACTATTAATGAAAACCCAGAGAAGTATTTTACTGAAGAAATTATGCAAGCACTTGATGAGGTAGCAAAAAAGGAATTCTCTTATGGTTGAAAAGATTGAGACTACTATTTTAAGAAACCTACTCTTCAATAATGATTATTGTAGAAAGGTATTGCCCTTTATTAAAAATGAATACTTTGATAACTTTCATGAAAAAGTAGTCTTTGAGGAAATATGTAAATTTATTCTCACCTATGATAATCTAGCTACTAAAGAAGTTCTTTTAATTGAGACTGAAAAGAGAACAGATATTACAGAAGACACATATAAAACTATTTGTGGGTATATATCTAATCTAGATGATACTGCTGCAGATAATAGGTGGTTGGTAGATACTACAGAAAAATGGTGCAGAGATAGAGCAATCTATCTTGCACTCATGGAAAGTATCAAAATTGCTGATGATCAGGATGAGAAAAAATCCAGAGATTCTATACCAACAATCCTACAAGAGGCACTCTCTGTAGGATTTGATAATAATATTGGACATGATTACTTACAGGACTACAAGCAAAGATATGAATCTTACCACAGAAAAGAAGACAAAATCCCATTTGATCTTGAACACTTTAACAAAATTACCAAAGGTGGTCTCCCTAACAAAACTCTTAACATCGCACTTGCTGGTACTGGCGTCGGCAAATCTTTATTCATGTGCCATGTGGCTAGCTCCGTCTTGCTCCAAGGACGGAACGTTCTGTACATTACGCTTGAAATGGCAGAGGAGAAAATTGCTGAACGAATTGATGCAAACTTATTGAATGTAAACATCAAAGATATTACAGAACTTCCTAAGAATATGTTTGAAACTAAGGTGAACAATCTTAGTAAAAAAACACAAGGGACTTTGATTATTAAAGAGTATCCTACTGCATCTGCTCATGCAGGTCACTTCAGAGCATTGCTTAATGAACTTTCCCTTAAGAAATCATTTAGACCTGATATTATTTTTATTGATTATCTTAATATCTGTGCTTCTAGTAGGTATAAGTCAAATTTCTCTGTGAACTCCTATTCTTATATTAAGGCAATTGCAGAGGAGTTGCGTGGATTGGCAGTAGAGTTCAATGTTCCTATTGTCTCTGCCACTCAGACCACTAGGAGTGGTTATGGCAACTCTGATGTTGAACTAACTGATACTTCTGAATCCTTTGGTCTTCCTGCTACTGCTGACCTTATGTTTGCACTTATTAGTACAGAAGAGTTGGAGCAGTTGGGGCAGATTATGGTGAAGCAATTGAAGAATAGATATAATGACCCTACCATCAATAAAAGATTCGTTGTTGGTATTGATAGGGCAAAAATGAGACTCTATGATTGTGAACAGAGTGCTCAAGATGGTATTCTTGACTCTGGTAAAGAAGAAGAGTATACTTATGAAGAAGAATCTAAAAAAAGTAAATTCGCTGGTTTAAAATTCTCATGATTGAAAAAGTAGATTTTAATAAGTATCAAAATTTTGTTGATGCAGTAACCTCAGATGCATCAAAAGATTTTGTATCATTTTCTGATCGTATTGTTGAACTGGATGGAAAGGGTGCTAATATTGAACGCCTCCTGACTGCTGGTGTTGGCATCAATGCTGAAGGTGGTGAGTTCCTTGAGATTGTAAAGAAGATGATTTTCCAAGGCAAGTCCTGGAATGAAGATAACAAAGACCATCTGATTACTGAACTTGGTGATCTTATGTGGTATGTTATGCAAGCATGTATTGCTCTTGAAGTTCCAATTGATTATGTTATTTCTAGGAATGTGGATAAACTAATGAAGCGTTATCCTGAAGGTGCTTTTGATGTGTTCTACTCAGAACATCGTGCTGAAAACGATAGATAATAATAAACTATAAGTAAATGGCAGAAACAGATCTCTTTGAAGCAGCATCTATAGTAACTTTTTATCATGCGATAGAACTGGGTGCAGATTTGACTCCAAATCAAGATTTAAACCTTTACAATGATCTCAAAACAGAATTTCCAAATATGGATTCTGAATGGTATCTTGGATTATTAAAGCAAGCAAAAGCTTTAATAAAATATTTGGGACACAACCAAGGATCTAGAGACAGTAGTTGGAGATATGCTAGGTATGGTGGAAGTACTAAAACTATACCAGCAGCAAAATCTACAGATATCTATGATTATATCTGGTCAAGTTTTAATAGATCTCAACAACAAATTTTTACTGGGAAAAAGGATAGTTGGAATACTACAGATGTTTACATGGTAAAATCATCTGAAGAGCAAAAGATTAAAGATATGGTAGATCTATTGAAGAGTGAATTTTCTGATGGAACAACCGCTCCTGAAGTTTTTGTTGGTACAGTTAATGCATATTTAAGTAAACTTTTAAAAGAAAAAACTTTACTTGGGATTTCCTTAAAAAAACCTACAAAATCTGAACCAGAATCTCATGTTTATGAAACTAATTTAGATGTTGGTCCTGATGGAATAGAAGTTCATGAAGGAGATCTAATTGGAGACATGTTTACCTACATGGAAATTAAAAAGAGGGGTGGTGAAAATGATTTTTCTGGAAACTCTTTAACATTTGAAGCTCAATTCAAAGCAGGGAAATATATTAAAAGGTACTATTGGGAAAGTAAAGTTTCCAGTGTTTCTGCTCATGCAACAGAACCTAGAGATAGAGTTCCTAATAATAAAGGTAAGTATGTTAATGCTACTGCTAGAAATGGTGCTATTCCAGCACCTCAAATGGAAAAGTTGGTAAAAAAATATACTGGAGAAGATATCAATCACAATATCCCATTAACTTCCAAATTTACAGAAGAACATCTTAAATATTGGCAAGAATACTTTAAAAGTCTTATTGCTGATAGAACAGTATCAAAAGACTTTGGGACAATTTCTTATATGGGAAAATCATGTTCACCTGAAGAATTTATTCAAAAGGCATTTATGTTAGATGAACAATCTCCAAATCCTTCTGGTAAAAATTATGGAGTTAAACTGAGAAGTAAACTTAGGATTTTGAGATATATTAAAATGTTTATAGAGGCAAAGAAAGATAAAAAACTAGCAGAACTTATTACTCATGCATACTTTCTTTCATCAAAAATGAACATTAGTCAAGCTGATCTTTCTGGACCCTTTATCAAAGTCCAATGATGTGCTACACTGGTAAAACCTTGGAGACCCTATGATTGACCTGAGAACTGGAGATTGCATTGAGTTGGCAAAACAACTTGATGACAATTCTATTGATTGTACTGTAACTTCACCACCATATAACAAACAAAAAATTGGTGGTGGATTGTTTCGTAAAATTGAGTATGATAAGTTTGATGATTCACTTCCAGAGGATGTTTATCAAGAACAACAAATTGAACTTCTGAATGTTTTGTTTGATAAGACAAAGGAAGGTGGTTCTCTATTCTACAATCATAAGGTTAGATATCTTCAAGGTAATGCCACTTCTCCTTGGCAATGGTTACCTAAAACTAAGTGGCATATTAGGGAAGAGATTATCTGGAACAGGGGTAGTGGTCCTGAGATTTCTGGTTATAGATTTACTCAGATTGATGAAAGAATCTATTGGTTGTGTAAAGGTTCTAAGAGACCAAAACTTCCTAGGAGATCTGTGAACTATGGAAGTGTTTGGAAGTTTGGTCCTGAGATGAAGAATCCTCATCCTGCCCCATTCCCAATTGTTCTTCCACTCAGATGTATTCAGGCAGTAATGGAATCTCCTGGTGTGGTTCTTGATCCTTATAGTGGTTCAGGAACTACTGGCCTTGCTGCTTCTCTTCTTGGTCACAATTACATTGGATTTGATCTTTCTGATGATTATCATGATATGGCAAAAGGGAGGATTAATAATCCCTCTAAGAGAGATCTTGAAAAATTTACTGAAGAGTGTGGTATTGAGGTAAATACAGAAAGAGATATTTTTACCTTGCTTTCATAATGGAAGAATTTTTTAAGGAACTGGTACAGATTTATAAAAAACATATAAGAGTAAAGCAATTAAAGAAAAAATCTATTGAAAATTTTTCTAAATTCTATATTCATTTTGTGGATCAGAATAACGATCCAAAAGAAAAGAAAGATAAATACTTACAATTGAAACATCTTGGTTTAAGATATATACATGATAATCAGGATTTGATATATTCAGAAATTAATAAATGAAAAGATTCTTAGAGTTTATTTCAGAAGCAAGGTCTTCTCAAGCAGCAAAGCAAGCACATAAGCTTGGGTTTGTTGGGGATGGTCATGGGTTTTGGGTTGATAGAGATGGGGCCAAGCAGGCAAAAACTGTCAAAG